CCTGGTTTCCCGCATTTCTGCCAAGAAATCGGGAATGCAGCCTTGAAGAGCCGGCGTGAGTTGTCCACAACTGGGGAAAATCCTGTTCATATTTATAAAAAAACACCAAAGTTGTCCACAGTGTTAGTGCAATGAGTAATTCTGCCGAGATTCAGGGATTTTTTGCTACGCAGCGAATAATTTAGTCCGTACAGACTAGTCACGCTTGCGTTTAGAGTTCTTTAGCTCCCCCCACGCTTTACAACTGTAACGTTGAAGGTGGCCGTAGCCAAGACTTTTAGCCGACACCTATTCTCCAGAACTCTCAATCCCTCACGGTTGCGTATTTAAGCTGTATGGCTAACAGCAGCAAGGTGTTGCATGAGGGATCGGTCCCCGTTTCCGGCCACGAAATCCCTCCTGGACGCTCATGCTTTCCGTTCCAGGTCTGGGCTTGCTCCACCGCTCACGCGGATCGTTGATTGCCGAGAGATAATACCACCTCAATCAGCGATTGGGTGCAAATAGAAAAATTTTTTTTGGTATTATTTGTCAGTGAAGCAGATTGTAGAACTCCGTGCCGGCGCAGTGGCGGGCAATTAGCGATGGGGAAGAAGAAAAAAAGCACCTCGAACCGTCAAGGAAGTCGAATTCGTCTGAATCCCCTCACCGGGGAAAAGGAATCTGTTCCTGGAACAAAAGCTGGGAAAAAGCGCACAAAACTTCCATTTGGCCATCCATTAAGAACCCACGACAAGTAGTAGTACTATGAGTAACAATAAAAGCCATGTTGACAAGCAAATTGAAGACTTGATCAAAAGTGTTGAAGAAATCTTCAAGAGTGCTGAAAGAAAGCGGCTCTGGGACGTGGAACGCAAGGTAAACAAAGATAATGTGAAGTCTATGTTGAAGAGGACTCCGGGGAACAAGCGGCCGCTTCAGGAGCGTTCTGACCGCCCTCAGCTTATCCAGATCATGGTTCCTCAAGTCAATCAGATCGATGGTGGTGGCGCAGCCTAATGAGTGGCGTTCTTATTCAGGTTCGCCGGGATACGGCGGCAAACTGGTCAACAATTAACCCGGTTCTTGCTCTTGGAGAATTAGGGTACGACACAACCAATAAGGTTCTGAAGGTAGGCGACGGCACTACATCCTGGAATTTGCTTGGCATAATGGGCCAGCAGTCTCGACTTTCTAACAGTTTTACCAACGTCACTGTATCTAATACGCAAGTTGAAACAAGCCTTGCTAGTTACTCCATAAGCGGCGCACAGGCAAATGATTTATACCGTTTTCAAGCATGGGGCACGCAATACAACAACACTGGTTCAACGGTCTCCACAAATTATTTATTCAAATTGGGCACAACGACATTGTATTCAACTCAGGGCACTGGGAGCGTAACAGGGACAAACACAAAACAATGGGTTGTTGATGCATACTTAGCAATCAACACGACTTCATCTGAGGAATCGTGGGCAGTTTTGAATCTTCAAACAAACGCCAGCAACGTTCAATGGGTGAACAGCACTGTGTATGTGGCGCGCATTACAGCCACGGAAGACATGACTTCGGCAAAAACATGGGATTTGCGTTGCTCAATGGGTGTCGCATCAGTAGACGCTTATATTACCCTTGAAGGGTATTACGTTAGCAGAATCCGATAGAATATTTACGTTAAGCATGAAAACGGATATAGTATTTGCAATTGTCTCGGTTGTGTATATAATTGCACTTAACATCATTTATCTGAAAGGAAAACTATGAGTGAAGAACTCAGTTGGCAGCAAATTGCTGATGGATTGGCGTATGCGCTGGATAAACTCCAGGATGACCCCACCGACCTGACGGCGTGGAGACCTGCGTTTAAGCAGATTGAGCATTACGAAAAGGCTTGCAAGGCCGAAATGAAAAAGAACCGTTTTGTGCCGCAATACGAAAGTGTTCCCGTTCCGAAGAACTTTGAAAAGTTTGGTAAAAGCCCGGTCCACATGACCCAGGATATTGGACTTGGATCTAATGGATTTTGATGAGTGGTGGCAATATGGCTACGAACATAATTGGGTCGGCCCACCGGTCTGTATGACTCACGATGGATACCCAACAACTCTTGAAGAAGATGGCTATTTTGATGAGGGTTACGACGCTTGCATCCACATTATTCGTCTTTATGAAGATGTGGAAACTAAACAAGCTGTTGAAGAAAACCATTCGCCTTCTTGTTGGCGAGCAATGAATAGGCTTTTTGATGCAAACTGAACAACCAATGCTTTGGAAGGAATCAAATGATCCCGACACACCCCTGCACACGCGCGCAAGAAAAAGAGACCCGCGAACAAGCAAAATGGCCGCAAACAGCCTCGATCTCTCTAAGGGCCAGAAAAAGGTAATGATTGCGTTCCGTTTCTACGGAAGCATGACTGACGAGGAATTGCTTGACAACCTTGCTAAATTAGAACTAGATTTGACCCCATCCGGTGCAAGATCCCGCAGAGCGGAACTTGTCAAGAAGGGTGCAATAAAGGACTCAGGGCAAAGAAAGCCAGGAGTCACAGGAAACATGATGACCGTATGGGAGGTCGTATTCAATGAACAAGATAACAATAATCGGTAATGTCGGGCAGGATCCCGAATTGCGGTTTACTCAGGGTGGTCAGGCCAATGTCAAAATGACCGTGGCGACCAGTCGTAAAGTAAAAGAAGAGTGGGTTTCCACTTGGCATACGGTTGTAGCGTGGGGTCAGCTTGCTGAAAACATTGCAGGATCTGTCCTGAAGGGCACCAGGGTCATTGTTTCTGGACGGCTTGATGTTCGTGAGTGGACTGACAAGAATGATAATAAAAAGACTTCATACGAAATTGCTGCTGAAGAAATTGGTATTTCGTTGAAGAATGCAATGGTTGTCGTCGAGAAGAATGCCCCAAAGGAACAGGCAAGTGCCGAACCAGAAGAGGCGTTCTGATTGGACTGACGCTGCCTGCCGTGGAATGGACACAAATTTGTGGTTCCCCACGGAGGCGCAGGGTAGGGACTTTTTCAAGAAGGCCCGAGCTATTTGCAACGAATGTTCGATTCGTGTAGAGTGCCTGGAATACGCCCTGTCGTTTCCCCAGCTAGAGGATTCGTCGGGCATGTATGGAGGAAAATCGCCATGGGAAAGGGACAATATTCGTCAGAACAGGGCCCAACAAATCATAAGCTTGAAGTCTGGGAGCAGTTTTGCGACCGATTCATGCAACAGGCCAACAACGCCGAAAAGTGGCTCAATCTCGATGACCTCATCTCCGACGACGACGCAGAAGAGTACGTTGTTGACGAGGATACTGTCCTCGAAGAGCAGGAAAAACGATGGCACTGTTCAAAATGCGTCGTTAGAGACATTCTTAATCACATTTGGCCAGAAATTGAAAGTCTGGCAATCAAGTTGGGAGTCCCATTCCAGCCTGAAATTATGTACCTCGACGAGGGGTAGGAGTAGAAAAAATATGAAAGTTCCCAGCCAAACAAAGCTTTTACTGAACGCAACGGAAACCGTCCCGGAATCCGCCATTTCCGCTCAGGCGCTTGCTGCTATGTACGCTTCAGGGTGGCCCGACCCGCTTCCCCCTCACGTTGCCGCTGCTATCTACATGGGATGTAGCTACGTAATGAATCTTGGACAACAAGCGTATGACTCTGATAGTATTACTGCACAGGAATACGCAGCTGTTCAGGGTGTTTCCGGTCTTGCTATGCAAATCTGGAAATCAATCCACGAGGGGCTGCCACAAGAACTGGAGTAGACATGACGACCGAGCCGCAGAAAATCCGACCCGAACTTGTTGTCCATCAGTTTACGGCGGAGAATGCTGCGGAAAATGCTCGGAAATCGCATGCTGCACAAAAGAAGAAGAAGACCCTCGAAAAGCATGCACGGCTTGGCGTTACTGATGAAATCAAGGCCAGTATTGATCGTCTTCGTGCTTTTGGCCTCGAGCGTCTTGCTCAAGATGTTGACCGTGAAGATTTGCCTAAAATGAGCATTGCTGTCATGATCGATCTTGGTCTTCGGGTCCTTGGTAACGAGTGGGAGATAAAGGATGCAGAGCAGGCGACGAAGATTGCCAAGACTTGGCACGATATTCTGCGCCTTGAGTCCAACCAGGCAACGAGCATTACCGGTCAAGCAGACACGCAAGAGGGTCGTCAAAGCCGACTGGAAGAACTGCGTATTGAGGCAAAGCGTCGCGTTGAAGGCGGATTGCGGGCGGTTGCCGGCGAATAATGTCAATATCTGTTGACAAAAGGTTGCTCCTCTCAGACCAGGAGTTTTCTGCGCTATCAGCTTTCGAGCAGGATGAATACCTCAAACTGCTTGAGGAGGACCTTTCAGCCTGGTCTCTTACGGGCAATGAACGGCAGGAACGAGCAAACATTCTTGTTAACAAGGTTGACTGGCTTCTTTATGGAGGGGCCGCCGGTGGCGGTAAGAGTGAATTGCTTGCATACCACGCGCATGCCCTCAGTATGGCCCATCCCGGTCATCGTACGCTACTAATCAGAACTTCGCTACCAGAGCTGCGACGATCCCTCATCATCCGTACCCAGGTCAGATATGCCCAATTGAAGGCTCAGGCCACCCTCCGCAGCGTTGACAACGTGAAAGCCTGGTGGTACGACAATGGCAGCATTATTGAGTATGGTTATTGCGCCAGAGACGAAGATGTTGGACAGTTCATGTCGGCCGAATACGACTTTGTGGGGTTTGACGAGGCTACTCAATTCACCCCTTACCAAATGCTCATGATTTCCGGCCGTCTTCGTACCAGCAAGAAAATGGCAGCTACTGGTGTGCGAACGCACGTAATGTTTGCCACGAACCCGGGCGATCGTGGACATACATTTATGTATCAAATGTTAGTTACACCTACACAATATGGCAAATATGCAGTCGTATATGATGTAAGTGAGGGATTTGATGACCCGGCAATCGTCAGAATGGTGGAATTACCGGATGATTTGGAGGAACTTAAAGCTGTTCAGATTGAGCATGATCCCAATAAGCATCTTATTGTGGCTTTTGTACCGTCAACGGTCATTGATAACCCATTTATTGACCCCACGTACAAAAAGCATCTTTCAATGCTTCCGGAAACAGAACGCCGGCAAAAACTACTTGGAGACTGGGACACGTTCTCCGGTCAGTACTTTACTGAGTTTGACCGCAACACTCACGTTGTTGAACCCTTCCCGATCCCGGCGGATTGGCAAAAATTTCGAGGTATTGACTTCGGAACAGCGAACCCTTTCTGCTGCCTTTGGGGTGCGCTCGATCCGTCTGACGGAACTATGTATATCTACAGGGAGGCTTATGCTAAGAACCTCACTGCGGCAGAGCAGGCCAGGCTCATCAAACGACTCTCCGTTGATCAACATGATAAGCCCGAAACGGTGTCCATGACCGTTATTGACCCGTCGACATTTAGCAATGTTGCTGGCCTCGGAACAACCGTAGCTGCTCAGTATCAAAATCAAGGGATTGTTTGCGCTAAAGCTAAAAACTCTCGAATTGGTGGCTGGCAAAATATGAAGCGTTATATGACTCCCAGCCCGATAGATGGAGTTATTCGACTCAAAGTCTTCCCTAATTGCGTCAACCTCATTAGGACAATACCCCTGCAGCGCCACGACTCACATAATCCAGAGGACCTGGATACAAAAACCGAGGACCATGCGGTGGACGCTCTTCGCTATCTTTTGGCTTGTAGACCATACGAGGTTGCAAAAAAGTCTAAGAAGGACTATTTTAGTGGTGCTGAAGGAAGAGTCCAAAAATATATGGAGCGACTTGACAAGCTCGGTAAAAAGAGTAAAGTAAGCCGCTGGAGGTAAACATGCAAGTCGTAGAACAATACCTGTATCTTCCTGGCTGCTGTGGTTTTTGTCATTCTTCTAATCTCCCGGTTATCGACACCGGACATGATCTTGACCGGGTTAATGACCCCAATGACCCTAATCCATCGGCAATCTATAGACTGTATATCTGTGCCGATTGCGCAGTAAGTTTCACCCAGTTGGTTGCAGACCGTCGAGGAGTTAGAGTTGTCCAGCAAGTTTGGGCTGAAGAAATGGAAAATAACATTGAAACCTTGACGAGAAATAACCTTGAAAAGCAAAATCAGATTGACGAAATGAGCCAAGCTTTGCGCGTCGTTAAAATGATCAACGAAGTAAAAGAAGATCAGAAACCTGTAGTTGGTAAATTCAAGGTTGTTACCTCCCCGGACGGTGAGTGATAGTATGGTTTGGCTAGCGTTGGTTAGTCTGGGAAGTATGTGCTTTTCAGCATGGTTGGTACGAGAGAACCGGAGATTGACACAAATGCTTATTGCTCGTCATTCCGGTGATTTCACGGCAATGGTCCGTGCCGAAAAGGTTTCTTCAAAACCAAAGCGTTCAAACGATGACGAAAAAACTGTCAGTTTATGGCGCAACCCGGCAGAGGGCGTTAGTCCGTGAAACCCTGGCAACCACCCAAAGCTTCCGAAGTTATTGATCTTTGGGGTAAAGCTGACCAGTATCTTGTGAAAGAGCGTCGAGATTACTGGATGAACGGCTCGTACTACGCTGGTCACCAGTGGATTTGGTGGGATTTTAGTCGCAATATTGTGCAGGAACTTGACTACTCAAACGAGGCTGAACGAGGTAGTCGTATTACCGTTGATAAATACGGGCCTCGAACAGGCAGCCTTCTTGCACGTATGTTGCGTTCGGATTTGATTTGGGAAGTGCAACCAACCGGAATTGATGATTCCTCCATGCGCCGACAAAGGCTTCAAGAGGAATTATTGATGGCCGAGCAAAAGGGTGGCGATTGGGAATCAATTCGTGAAATGTCACTTCTTCAAACCCTTTTTGGCGGAGCTGCAGCAATCTGCGTTGACTGGGACCCTGACAAGGGTGAGGATTACATGATTGATCCAATCAACTCGATTTCTGTCCCAATGGGCGGAATTCGCCTCACTCCCCTTGGTATCAATGATTTTACTTTGGAACCTGGTTCCGTTGATGTAAATGATTCACGATACTGGATTCGCTGTACCAGCCTTCCACCGGAACAAGTTCAGGAGATTTATGGATTGGAAGAAACCCCCCAAGCGGACGCGGAAACCATGCTTACGGCACGGCATCGTAGCCTCCTTCTCCGCAGGCCTGGCAGTACTCCTCCTAAGCTTACTGTCGTATATGTCTATTACGAACGCCCTACTTCTCGCGGGCCTGGTTGTGTTGTTCACGTTGTAAACGGAAAAGTTGTTCGTCAAGACGACCAGTGGCCGTATCCATTCAAGCATCTTAATCTTGCCGTTTTTCGTCAGAAAAAAATTCCAGGTACTTGGGTTGGGCATACATTGCTTACTCCCGCTCGAGATGTTCAGTACGCCTATAACCGTGCGCGTTCAACAATTCTTGAGCACATGCGTAAGGCTGCCAACGCTCGCCTCATGGTTCCGTCTGGTTCGATTGATGATGCAGATGCCGTTACCGTTGACCCTGCCGATGTTCTTGAATATAACAGTGAGATTGGAGAACCACACTGGCAGACCGCACCGGAAGTTCCGCGCTGGATCAGTGCAGAGGCGCAGTACTTGGAAGCTGAACTTGACGATATCTTCCATACCCATCAAGCAACGCGAGGTGAAGCACCCGGAGACCGTAATAGCGGTTTAGCCCTCTCCTTATTGGCAGAGAAGGACGATACCCCCCTTGGCCCCATGGCTAAAGACCAAGCACATGGATGGGCAAAGATTGCTGAAATGACGCTTTCTTTGTATCGCATGAATGCGGAATCTAATCAACTGACCCGCAGTAATACCGTCATCACAGAAAATGGCGTTCCACACGTGATCAAATGGAGCGCAAAAGATATCGACGAAAAACCGAAGGTTATTGTTCCACTTGACGCAACAATGCCCCGCAGCAAGATCGCTACGCAGTCACTTCTTACTGGGCTTTCTCAACAATTCCCAACTGTATTTCAAAATATCAATGCAAAATCTCTTGCAGCGCTTCTCGGTCTACCGGATCCCAAAACATTCCTGGCACAACTTGACCCAGATACGGCAAAAGCTGAATGGGAAAATGGCCTGCTCATGCAGTCTGTGGCAATTATTCCGGAAGATTTTGATGTTCATGATATTCACATTAAGGTTCACAACGACGAACGAAAGTCCCCTTCTTACGAGCTAATGCCATTCGAGCAACGGCAGTACCTCGACTTGCACATCCAGGCTCACATGCAGTTCTTGACGAACGAACATGCTGCAATCATGGCGCAAGCAGACCAGGAAGAGATGGGAGAGCAAGTGGATCCCGGAGTTTCTGCCGCTTTGCAAAATGGAATTGGTCTTCCCCTTCCAGAAGAACCGGGAACTGGTGGTCGACCATCACCGGATGGATCGAGCGCGGAAATGGGCCAAGAAATGCCACAAGATCTACAGGGGCAGCAAATGTCACCTGAAGAACAACAAGCAGTTGCTATGATGATGCAACAGCAAGGACAAGGAATGAATCCTGGAGGAATGCAATAATGTCAGATGAATCTATTGACGGCTTTTCAGAAAACACTGAATCGGGCGATGTAAACTGGGAAGAGCGATACCGTTCTGAAGTCCAAGATCGAATTCGAGAGCGTGAACGCTACAAGCCAATTCGTCAGGTTTTTGATCAAATGCACCCAGATGATGCTGCTGCAGTGCAGGGATTTGCCCAGGCTTGGGCTTCTGGAGATACCGAAGCTGCAGTAACCTGGATGATTGAGAACGCAAAAACCCTAGCCGGAGAGTCGTTTTACGACATTGCCGGCGTAAACAGCAGAGGACAGACCGTGAGCGATGTTTTTAATGAGGCAAAGCAAGAGGGGCAGCAAGCTGGTCTAAGGCCAGAGGCCGTGCAGGAAATGATTGAAGAGCGCATGCAGCAGTTCCAGTACGAACAGACTGTTTCGTATTATGAACAGGAAATTGCTCAAACTCTTCAAGAGGCGGGGTATGACCCGGATAGTCCACTTGCAGTTGCAGCTATTGCTGCTGCTCAACAACGACCAGATCTTGACCTCAAGGCAGCAATTCAGGACATTGAGAGTCAAATTATGGGCCAGGCTCAATCTATTGCTTCTCGTCGTTCTAACCCATCTGCTGGCATGCCTAACGGTATTCCTGCCGGCGTTCCCGGCGTTCAGTCAACGAACATGAGTCCACGCGATCGAGCTCTTGCTAGGCTTGAACAACAAGGTTTGAGCTGAGTACTTGACATTATCCCACGATAAGTGTTAAATAGTGCTATAGGTCTTCCGGATGGAAGATCGCATAGTTCAACCGAAGGCACATGGACGGGAAGTCCAGTGCGCCAATCTGTCGGAGACAGTAGGCGAAGCCAGGTGGTTGGTTCCCAAACCGTAAACCCATTTAAGCATTAAGGAAATTCAATGCCCGCTTCACTATCCACAGTCGATGCAATCCTTAAGGATGACTATAAGTCATACATCGACAACCTCAACCAGGCCATGTTTCTCATCTCGCAGATTGAGACCCGTAAGGATACGGTCCAAGGCCGTATTGCCCGCCATGCGGTCCACCTCGGCCGTACGTCCGGTGTCGGTGCTCGCGCAGAAAGTGGCACGCTCCCGACCGCCGGCAACCAGGCATTTGCCACCGTTCCGGTCCCGGTCCGCTACGTCTACGGACGCATCCAACTGAGCGGTCCGACGATCCGCCAAGCGGTTTCTGACCGTGGCGCATTTGTGGATGCACTCGATGCCGAAATGACCGGCGTTCGTGCAGACGCAATGAAGGACGTTAACCGTCAGCTTTGGGGCCAGTCAAACGGCGTTATCGCAACTTGCGGTACAACCTCAAGCTCAACAACTGTTGTGTTGGCTTCAACGACCGGCTCGACTGCTCTCCGTCAGCTCTACTTCGATGGCGGCATGGTTGTCGACATTGGAACAGTTGCTGCTCCGACCACCGTTGCTACGGCTCGCACGGTCACGGCAGTCGACGAAACGAACAAGACGATCACCATCTCGGGTGCAGCAGTTTCGACCACTTCGGGTACGCACTTTATCTTCCGTACCAGCGCCGGTGGTGCAACAAACAACAGCGGTGCTCCTGGTGACGGTCAGATCGAATTGACCGGCATGCAGACGATTGTTGATAACTCGGCTCGTCTCCACACCATCAACCCGTCGACCCAGCCGAACTGGAAGGCATACGTGAACAGCAACAGCGGTACCAACCGTGCTGTCTCGGAAACCCTCATCACTGGCGCAATCATGAAGGTTCTTGTCAACAGTGGCAAGCGCGTGAACTTCTTGATCTCGGCAGAAGGTGTTCACTTGTCAGTTGCAAACTTGTTCCTCTCGCTCAAGCGAAACATGGAGCAGACG